TTTTTATCCAGATCGAATGTCGTAAGTGTGGCAAATGGCTGGATGAATAAACCCTTGTCACTTCGGTGACTTTAGCCGAACGGATTACGGCAAACAGAACCCCACTCAATATGCATTATTGGTGGGGTTTTTCTTTTCTTATTTGAACTATCCGGAAATACCGGAAGGTTGGTTGTATGGACATCATAGAAGCAAAACGGAATTTAGAAGTTCTGGAAAAGAATCGTAGTCGCTTAATGAATTACAACCATCTGTATTCAAGCTATGCATTTAAAGAAATGTGTGGTGCTGAACTTCGCAAAGTAAATAAGCAGATTCACAGCATAGAAGAACAATTAAATGCGCAACCACAAAAGACTCGCAGCAATCAGAAAACTGCCATGCATTCGGTGCGGTAATCCCAATAGTCAGGCTGCTCATTCAAATAGTGCTAAGCATGGTAAGGGTAGGTCGATTAAAAGTTCAGATCAGTTCACGGTTCCGCTATGTCATTCCTGCCATTTCCAGTTCGATACTTTCCAATTGGGTAACCGGGTAGAAAGTGAAGAGATGTTTGATCAGTGGTTGGTGAAAGTGAATCGGATGTTGGTGATGGAAGATAGAGAGGTGTTTTGATGTACGAGCAGATACAGGCAAATAAACCTCAAGGTGCTACCCACTGGCAAGCTGGAGTTTATTACCGGATTAAAAATGGCAAGAAAGAGATTTGGGATAAAAACCAATGGTGCCCTGTAATTATCATCGGTATGGACAAAAGAACATTAATAAGTGAATCGCTTTCAATGCTGTGTATGACAGCTCTAAGTGATTGAAAGTATTATCGTACGAAGCTTTAGGAGCAGGAAATGCAAAAAGCCGTGTTTCCTATCCAGTCTCATGCCGACATCACCAAAGCCATTAACTACATGCACACGAATTACACCCGGGCGATTAATGAGGGTAAGCCGTTAAGAGTGGTGATTGATCAGAAACAGGATGATAGATCCACCGCACAGAATAGATTGTATTGGATGTGGTTGGGTCAAATCGAAAAGAAGAATGGCACTCATAAGGATCAGCTGCATTACGAATTTAAGAAACGCTTTCTGATTTATATCTATCGTCGTGATGATCAAGATTTTGCTGAGATGTGTGATTCCATTGCCAAGGTGAAACAGTCTGAACCGGATGAGTATGAAACTATCGGTAAGCAGGTGATCAGACTTTGCAGTACAACCAAATTAAGCGTTAAGCAGATGACCGAGTATTTAAATTATGTGCATGACTTTGCTGTGACTCAGTTGCATGTGCATTTGACTGTGCCGGATGATTTGAAGTGGTGTTATCAAGATGAAGCGTCCTTATCCCCCTATTCAAGATAATCAAAACACAGATGTCGAGGATGATGAGTTTATTGAAAGCGGTGGTCTGCTTCACTTCGAGCCTGCAAATAATGATTTATGGCCGTGGATTAGAGAAACTTTTCTTGAAGAGTGGGGGAAACTTCACAATCCAGACCATGAGCACCTATTAAGCTTTCAACCTCCTGAGATTTCATTCTTATGGGCTTATACCAGGTGTGAGGCTAAAGATCGTCGTGTATTGGGTCAGACTGAACGAGTGATGATTAATGTGGGTGGTTGGCGTAAAGACCGGCAAGAACTTCAGTTGATTGACTGGTTTGGTGATGTGCCTAAATACATCATCACGCTAGATGCGCGTGTATGTCAGATCATGAGCGATACGGATTTTTGCGCATTGGTAGAACATGAGCTTTATCACATTGGGCATAAATGGAATGCCAAGGCAGAGATGTTTGAATACAACTCAATGGGTGAGCCTCGATTATTCTTACGTGGTCACGACGTCGAAGAATTCCATGGTGTGGTCCAGCGTTACGGTGCATCACCAGATGTCCAAAAAATGGTAGAGCTTGCAAACGATGGTCCAACTATATCTCGGGCTAATATTGCTCATGCATGCGGTACTTGTTTATTGAAGTTGGCTTAAATCCCGATACATCCTGATACAGGGGAGATGTTATGGCGACACTAAAAGAGCCTGTAAAAATATTTATAGTTCAGTCTCTTGCATGCCGTGACACCCCACAAGAAGTAGCGGACGCGGTAAAACAAGAATTTGGCATCCAGATTGAGCGTCAGCAGGTTGCTGCTTACGACCCAACCAAAGTACGTGGTAAAGATTTAAGTAAAAAATTCGTTGATCTCTTTCATGAAACTCGAAAGAAATTTGATGAGGGTTTAATTGATATACCAATTGCCAATAAGCACTTTCGATTGAAGCAATATGACAAATTGTTGGCTAAAAATAGCAAAAACGTAGTGATGTCTTTAAATATTTTAAAACAAGCAGCTCAGGATCTAGGTGGTCAGTTTACCAATCGTCAAGAATTAACCGGCAAAGATGGTGAGCCCTTAATGGGTATCTCTGATGATGAGTTGAATAAGCGCATTAAAGAGGCTGAAGCTAAAGTGAGACAATAATGACTAGAGAGGAAAAATTAGCTTATTTAGCATTATTGGAAGAGCGGCACCGTCGAAACAGTACATATCAATACAGAAGCTTTGGAGATAAGCTTTACCCGTTCCAGCACGAATTAATCTGGGCAACAAAGCAATATTCACAAGTCATGCTGATGGCGGCCAACCGTGTCGGTAAAACCATGACAGGAACGTACGTTGATACGATCCATGCGCTTGGTCATTACCCTGACTGGTGGGATGGTCATGCATTCGATCATGCGCCATTAATCTGGCTGCTGGGCTACTCTGGCGAGAAATGCCGAGATCTATTGCAGACACCTATCTTTGGTCGTCGTATAGAGAATCGATGGGAGGGTGGCTTGATTCCGCCCGAGTACATTCTTGAGCATGAGTCAATGACTGGCACCACAAATGCAATGCGCTCTGTCTATGTGCGTCATGGTGGTGGTGGCGATGTCCAGTATCAAACATCAAAGGTGCAGCTCTGGTCATATTCACAGGGTCAGCATGCACTAATGGGTGATTCGGTTGACTGGTATCACATCGATGAGGAGCCAAGGGACCAGACAATTTTCCCGCAGGTTTTGACACGTACTGCGACTGGTGATCAAGGTCAAGGTGGTCGAGGTATTTTAACATTCACGCCTGAGAATGGCCGGACTGAATTGGTTGTTCAGTTTATGGATACACCAAGCCAAGGCCAATACTTGATTCGTGCAGGCTGGGATGATGTCACTCACTTAACCGAGCAAACTAAAGAAACGCTTCTGGCATCGTTTCCACCGCATCAGCGTGAAATGCGTACCAAAGGTATTCCAATGCTCGGTCATGGTCGTATTTATGATCTGAGTGAGGACTACATAACCTGTGATCCGTTTGATATTCCAGATCACTGGATGGTCATCGATGGTATGGACTTTGGCTGGGATCATCCGCAAGCACAAGTTCAGCTTGCCATTGATATGGACTCGGAAACGATTTACATCACTCATGCATGGAAACAGCGCCAGGTATCGCCAAACGATGCTTGGGGCTCTGTTAAGTCATGGGCAGCAGGTGTGCCAACAGCTTGGCCTTTGGATGGTCTGCAGACTGAGAAAGGCTCAGGTAAGCAACAGAAGTCTTACTATCAGGAAGCTGGCTTCAATATGCTGGCTGAACATGCTACATGGCCTGATGGATCTAACGGTGTTGAAGCTGGTCTCTTTGAGATTCTGGATTTAATGCGCAAGGGCCGATTTAAGGTATTTAAGGGCCTACGTGCATTTCTGGATGAGTTCTTGCAATACCATCGTGATGATAAAGGCAAGATCGTGAAATCTGGTGAGGATGTGCTCGATGCAGCGCGTTATGCCTACATGATGAGACGCTACGCTATTCGCAAGGGCTTAGTCGGAAAACCAAAAGAAATAACAATCAATCCAATCCCAACAGTCAATCGTTGGTAATCAAATGGAGTCAAGTCGTGACTGATAAAGTAGATCGACTTGCCAAAATCCACGAAACCGCAAAGAAACAATTTGATAAAGCTCAAGGTGCTGTTGCTGATGAACGTCAACAGTGCTTAGAGGATCGTCGTTTTTATTCTATTGCTGGGGCTCAGTGGGAAGGCAAGTTAGGCGAGCAGTTTGAAAACAAGCCTAAATTTGAAGTCAATAAGATTCACTTGGCTGTCATTCGTATTATCAATGAATATCGCAATAACCGCATTGGTGTGAACTTCATTAGCAAAGACGGTGTGAGTAATGACGATCTGGCCGATACCTGTGCAAAGCTTTACCGGGCAGATGAACAGGATTCTGGTGCAGATGAAGCCTATGACAATGCATTCGAAGAAGCAGTCGGTGGTGGCTTTGGTGCTTGGCGTTTACGTGCTGAATATGAAGATGAGGATGATGAAGAGAACGAGCATCAGCGAATCAGAATAGAGCCTATTTTTGATGCTGATACATGTGTCTTCTTTGACCCTGATGCAAAACGCCAGGATAAAGCAGATGCGAAATACTGCTTTGTTTTGACCTCAATGTCATGTGACGCATTTAAGGAAGAATACGGTGAAGATCAAGACCCATCCTCATGGGATAAGACTATTACCAATAGTCACTTTGATTGGGTATCGAAAGATTCTGTTTACGTCGCCGAATACTACAAAGTCGAAAAGGTTAAAGAGAAGATTCATATCTTCCGTTTAATTGATGGATCTGAAGAACGATATACAGCAGAACAACTTGAAGAAGATCCAAGTATTCTTGATGAATTAAGTGCAACAGGTGCGCAAGAGGTTCGTGTCCGAGATTTTGAGCGTAAGCGTGTTCGTAAAATGCTTATGTCGGGTCTTGGTGTTCTTGAGGATTACGGCTATATCGCTGGTCGTCATATTCCAATTGTGCCTGTATATGGCAAGCGTTGGTATATCGACAATGTAGAGCGTTGCATGGGCCATGTGCGGCTTTGCAAAGATGCCCAGCGACTCAAGAACATGCAGTTATCTAAGCTTGGTGAAATCAGTGCGCTATCCAGCGTTGAGAAGCCGATTCTAGCACCTGAACAGGTTGCTGGCGTTCAGCACATGTGGGCGAATGACAATATTGAGAACTATCCATTCCTGCTAGCTCATCCACTTAAAGATGCAATGGGTAGTGTTGTTGCTCAAGGTCCAGTGGCTTACACCAAACCGCCAAACGTACCGCCTGCAATGGCAGCCTTGCTTCAAGTTACCGAACAGGATTTATCGGACATTCTAGGCAATCAAGAATCGGGTGATGAGATTGTTTCAAATACTAGCGGTGTTGCAATCGAGATGATTCAAAACCGCTTAGATATGCAGTCTTTCATCTACATTTCGAACTTTGCTAAAGGGATGCGTCGCTCTGGTGAAATTTGGTTATCTATGGCTTCTGAGCTCTATGTTGAAGATGGTCGAACAATGAAGACAGTAGGGAATCAGGACGAGATTGACTCCATCGAGTTATTCAAGCCTGTTTATAACCCTTCTTCAGGTGAGGTTGAGCACACAAATGACTTAACCAAGGCTAAGTTTGATGTCGCAATCGATATTGGACCAACATCGACCAGTAAGCGCAATGCAACGGTACGCTCTCTGACAAACATGCTTTCACTGGTATCCGACCCAATGGACCAGCAAGTTTTGTCATCCATGATTATGATGAACATGGAGGGAGAGGGTGTTAATGAAGTCCGCGAATATTACCGCAAGAAATTACTGCGTATGGGTGTTGTAGAGCCAACCAAAGAAGAAGCTCAGCAACTCGCGCAAGAAGCTCAGAATCAGCAGCCTGATGCAAATACGCTGTATCTGCAATCCGAAGCTGAAAAGAATAAATCACTCGCAATTAAAGCACAGGCAGACACTGAACTTGCGATAGCAAGAGCAGAAGAAACCAAAGCCAAAGCAATCGATTTAATGACACGCCTAGATATGGATGAGCGACAAGCAGTGCTTGAAGCAATCAGTCAACTAGGTATGCAACCACAACAGGCAACCGTTCAGCCTACACAGAACGAGGAAATGCAATATGTCAATTGAAGACCTGCGCACAGAACTGGATGAAGAAGACAACATCGACCCGATTGAAGACAGTCAGGAAGGTGAAAGTCAGGAAAATTCAGAAGAAACCCAAAATGAAGCAAGCCAGTCTGATGATGAGACATCTGAAGACGAAGAGTTTGTCATTACGATAGGTGATGAAGAACCGGAACCATCCGGTGAGGATGACTTTAGCGGTAAACCAGCACCGACATGGGTAAAAGACCTTCGCAAAAAAGAGCGGGAAGCACGAAAACGCATCAAAGAGCTAGAAGCTCAGGTGCAACAGGCTAAACCGGATGAGAAGCCGATTGAGGTTGGGCAAAAGCCAAAGCTTTCCGACTTTGATTATGACGAAGATCAATTTGAAAGCGCAGTTGAACAATGGCATGAGCGCAAACGTCAAGTTGAACAGCAGCAGGCAGCAAAGCAGGCTGAAGAAGAAAAGGCTAAGCAAGCATGGCAGACCAAAATGCAAAGCTATGAAGAGCGACGTCAAAATGTAGCATCCAAAGTTCGTGACTTTGAGGAAGTAGAAGAAGCCGCAAAAGACAAGCTCACCCCAACACAACAGGGCATTTTGATTCATGCTGCTGAAAATCCTGAATTGATTTTGTATCACTTGGGGAAAAACCCAAAGAAAGCACAAGAGCTTTCTGAAATTACAGACCCGATTCAATTCGCCTTTGCTGCAGCAAAACTGGACTCTCAAATGAAAATCCAAACTCGTAAACCATCAACTCAACCAGAGCGAAAACCTAGTGGATCGGCTGGTTTGTCTGGTGTGGTAGATCAAAAGTTAGCGCAACTCGAAGCGAAAGCAGCGAAAACTGGTGATCGTACCGAGCTGATTAAATACAAAAAATCTTTACAGAAATAAGGTGAATACTTATGGCGAACTCATTTGCTAAAAAAATTGATGTTTTCTTTGATGATGTTGTGGCTGGCTTTGATGCAACCAACATTAGCTCTAAAAACGTTTCTCAATACAAAGCACCAGCAGAAGCGCTTGCTTTGAATGGTCAGACTTTCCACCGTCCGATGCCTTTAATGACTGAAATCGTTGATGGTCGTGACGTCACTGGTCAGTACAAGGATCTGATAGAGCTTACCGTTCCAGCCACTCTGACTGAATCGCATATCCGTAACGTACCGGTGAAGCTGACTGGTGTGGATCTGAACAACCCGTATGCTTTTGACAATATTGTTAAAACCTCAAACATCCTGCTTTCTAACAAGTTGGATACTCTGGTTGCTAACCGTATTGCAGAGCGCGGCACTCTAGCGGTGATCAACTCAGGTGCAATTGATACCTATGATGATGCTGCTGAAGCTGATGCTTTAATGCTTGAGCAACAGGCGACTCGTGGCGAGCGTATCATGCTGCTGAATCCACGTATGGCGAAAAACATTGCTGGCAACCTTGCTGGTCGTCAAACAATGAACACAGCGCCAATGAACGCTTATCAGCGCTCTACACTTCAGCCGATTGCAGGCTTTGATACCTTCCGTGTTGATTACGGTAAATCAATTGCAGGTTCAACCGGTGCAGGCTATCTAGTTAGTGGTGCACAGTCTCACACTCCAGTTTCTGCTGATGTGAACGGCACCCCTGCTGACAACCGAACTCAAACCCTAGTAGTTAAAACTGGTACAGGTGCGGCGGTTGGTGATGTGTTTACAATCGCAGGTGTATATGCGGTTGGCCATATCAACAAGCAATCTACCGGACAATTAAAAACTTTCCGTATTC